TCGCAAACTCTCGCTCTTCATCGCTTCTGCTTTTCCGAAGCACTTCCCATTGCGCGCATGCCGGACAAACTGCCGCACCGGGGCACACAAAAACGATGACTTTATCGCCCACCACAATGCGATGCTGGTTCACGAGTTTAATCGGAGTTTTTTTCCCCGCTTTAGGAGGAAGAACTCGCACCACTGTTCGCCCCTCTGGGATCTTAAAAAAGGTTGAACCGGAATCGAATTCCTTCAATTGTTTTTCGGCTTCTGTCGCGTCAAAACTTCCGTATTTTACGATGTTCGGCATTGTGTTTTCCCCTCGAAATTAGGTTTACGGTCAGTGTAATTTTGCGGAGCGTATCTGTTCAATGCACTTTTTCATATCTCCTTTCAGATCAACTTTCTCTTCTCGAACCGCGGTCGATATCTCTATATCTTTGAGCGCCACCGAAATATCGCTCGCTATTTTTTTGACGCAATCCTCGAGCGTGCTGCCCGGCATGTCGTGCTCCAAGGTCACAAAATACCGAAGCGTAAAATTCAGAGCAGAAAATAACAAAACCTGCGCTTGCGGCGTACCGACTTTTATTCTCGGGTCGCCTTGGTCTTTGCCGATGTAAAGTTCTGACGCCTCGCCTTTCGGAATGCTATAGGCGAAATCGCCAGCGGATTTAAACAGCATCACTATCGACGTCATCAAATCGCGCGAATCCTGCATCTCATCAGGAGAAGACATTTTAACCTCGCTCGACATCTGAATCGTGCTGATTTCTCATATGCGTTTTCAGCATCGGGTCGCCCGCCATCTCTTCTCGAAGGTGCGCCCCCAGTGAAACGAGCATGTCCTTTTTGTCTCTCAGGCTCTCGAGAATTCCAATGAGCTTGACTCGCTCGCAGTCTGACTCGACCAATTCAAGGCGCAGTTTGATCCAATCTTGAGACTGCCCCTTCATTGTCGACTCGATCAATGCCTCGGTGACCCGGCCTTTTGACTCGGCTGTCTCAAGCATTGTTCTTGTCTCGAGACTCAAGCGTTTCTCGAACCACTCAAACTCGACTTTCTTAATCCAATACGCTCGATAAACTTTTCGATACTCCTCATTCCAAAAGGCAACATCCGACGCCATTCGACAAAACTCTGCCTGAATGGCAACTGGCGAAAGCTCCAAACACTCCTTCAAGTAATCCGCTTCGAGATTCACTGTGACCCCCTTTTCTATATACTTGTCCGATCGATGATTTTTTTTACCAACTATTTTTAATTTATTTTTTTCAGGCTTCCCCACGACTCGCCGACCTCAACATCGACCACGAGCGGAACATTGAACGGGGTCTCCCAGCCCTGCATCACTTGCTTCACCTTTTCAATTGTCGACGGCACGAGGTCCTCTCGCACGTCGAGCATAATGCTGTCGTGCACCGACAGAATCACTCTGACATCGGGCGCCAGTTTTTCTTCCTCAACCCAATTGATCAATCTGACGAGCGACTGAACACAAAACTCGCTCGCGGTTCCCTGCACGGGTGTGTTCCACGAGGAACGCTCGGCGCTCCCGCGCGCCCAATCATCTGCTTGGTCTCCTATCTTCGAGAGCGGTCGCCAGCGAGCTCTTCGCCCCTCCCACATCGTGTACGCGCCGCCGTACTTTTGCGCGTTCAAGAGGCAGTTTTTGATCCACGCCGCCAGAACCTTGAAGCGCCCGAGAACCGCAGCCCGAATTCTCGCAGCCATTTTTGCGTCGCACCCAATTTTCTCAGCGAGTTGTTTATCGTGTTGCCCATAGAGCAATCCAAAGTTGACGGCCTTGCACGCCTTGCGATGCGACTTCTCGACCTGCTCGGGTTTGATTCCCCAAACGAGCTCGGCGAGCATTTGCGCTGTGCGAAGATGATAGTCGACGCCCTCATCAAAGATCGCTCGCATCTCGGGGTCTCCTGACAGCATCGCTGCCACGCGCAACTCGAGTTGCGAATAGTCGGCCGAGATCATCAAATTACCGGGCGACGCCACAAAGACGTTGCGCGACATGCTCGCCAAACTCGGGTCGTAAGTTTCTTTTTCTCCGCTCGGAATGTTCTGAAGATTCGGGTCCGCCGAGCTCGTGCGACCCGTTCTTGCGCCGTCTGTGTGAAGCGTTGTGTGAATCCTATTATCACCTCGAACGTGCGCGAGCATTCCTTCGCAGCCAGTTTTACCAGCAGCATAGGTGTTTCTCTGTTTATCCCAGTGACGCCACTCGAGTAGACTCTCGATGATTTCTTTCTTACCGTCCGACGCAACCTTGAGCAACTCTTCAAGCGCCTCGTGGTCTGTGCTAGCCGCACCGCCTTTGGTTGTGTTCGGCACTTTCAATTTCATCTTTTTATAGAGCAACTCTGAAACGTGATGCGACGAGGCGGGATTGAAATCGGGCCCTGTATGAGCAATCAATTTTCTGTGCGCGTCGGTCAGTTTGAGAATCAGCATCTCTTGGTAAGAGAGGATGGCGTCTTTACTGACAGCGATTCCCCATTTTTCCAACTCTATGATTGGCTCGATTGTCGGACGAATGAGACGATTCCAAACATAAAAATTCTCCTCGGAGTCGGCGATATCTGTCTCGAACAAGTCGACTAGACGGTCCGTTGCGATTGCATCCGCCGCATTGTATCGAAGCAACACAGTCTGTGGAATCAATGCGAACGCAAAACTCTTCGGATCATCCGTTGATCTGATATCAAATGCGACTGCCTTATCGAGAATCAGCATCGCTTTGTCATAGCGAGGGGTCGCTTGTTTTGTGAGCTTGCACGTCTCGCCATGAAAAGTCGCGTGCGCCACCTTGAGGCAAACATTGATATTCTTTTCAGCGTCGTCCAAATACTGCTCGGCTTCCTCTTTGTGACCTCCCATTCCCACGAGCTCGGCCATCGTTTTCAATCGTGTCTGTGCCTCGGGGTCCAGAATTTTTCGCATGAGACGAGCATCATAAACAACACCTCGCAGACGAATTCCCAAACCGCACCACAACGCATGCGCATCGCTCTTGATGTTTTGGCCCACCTTGCGAGCGCAATCGTCTTCCAACAATTTCGCCAACTCTGCACATATCTCGGCATTTTTTAGAGACTCTCGATCCCAAACGTACGCGTAACTTTTTCCTCGAGGAACGCACGCGATGCTTAGCAATTCCAATTTTCGATATGGTACGCCCGACCATTCTGCATCTATCGACAGCCAGACAGCCGACCTCAAATCGTCCGCCGCTTCTTTCGATTCACTGACAGTTTGTATGACTCGCGCTTCCGCATCGTAGGGCGGCAACTCGAATCGATGAGTCAATGCCCATTGCAAATCACTCTCAAAAAACTGAGAGATGAACCGATTTGAAAAAATCAACGAGGGGTCGAAGAACATCACGACGGGCGTTCTCGTCGACAAAAAAGCGAAGCCTCGCCGAACGCTCATCGTATCGACCGACCGACCGAGCAGAGAATAAATTGCATTCGCGCCCATCGCCAAAATCAAAGTCGGTTTAATCTCGGCGATGCTTGTCTGCATATATGCTCTGCACGCGTCAACATTCGTCGGAGAGATATCATTCAAAACCGAGGCACACCGCACAGCGAAATCAAAATAAATAGGGCCTTTCCAAATCTTACTTATTGTCGAGTAAAGAAAGGATATGGTTTTGTTGTTCGCGTTCATAGTCTGACTGAGCACTACCAGTAAAGCCTTGCCCGCTTTCTTTTCGTCGTAAGAAAATGGTCGTCTAATCGGTGCGGTGTTTCCCTTGCCGAGCGTGCATCTTTCGCAACCCCCCTCTGTCGGAAAGGCAAACGTTGCAAATGGTAAGGCTACTACCTCGACGGCAGACTTGGGAATTTCTCCCGGCGAGGTATCGTACACCCTCAAGATTTTCATTTTGTTCCCGCAGGAATTACCGCCATAATCGCCATCGCTCTCGTGCGAACTGTCTCTTCAAAACTCATACTGGGAGTTCTATTCAGAATTGGGATCTGCTCTCGATATTCTTTGCAGAGATCATAGATGTCATCCTCTCGATTGATGCCTAACGCGACGAGGTGTTTTATCAGGTGTCCGATTGACGAGAAAGCCGAAAGCTCGTCGACTGTTGGTTTTCGTTTTGCTCCATTTGGTTTTGCATTCGCGCCGAAGTCGAAATCGGTAATGTC